CCAGTCCATCTGCTGTTAGTTGTCTTGACTTCGTATGGAATACCGTTGTCGTCTATTGCGTCAAGGGTTGCGATTAACCGTGCACCGTGTTCGTTGTAGCAGTACATGACTTCAGGTGTATTGAGATTGATACCTTCAACCTCAGCCGTCCACTTGATAAGCATTGGTTCCATATAGTTTCCACGCGCCATAGCCGGCGTTGGTGTTACAGGTGTTGGTGGTGTATCAGATAGCAGTTCCATTGCTAGGTCTGCAGCGGATGTGTATTTGTTTTCTCCGTGTACTGCACCTGCTACTGATGCCGAGATGCGCGCCATGCCGTCTTCATCGCACCATCTGACTGCAAGCCAATGCTCCGAGCCGTGCTCGGGTTTTGTGATTTGATATCTCATGGTTCCCTCCGTGTTAATTTGTGTAACACGAATGTATCACGAATTACAGGACGGTCACAACCCCATCAACAAGATTTATTTGAATACATTTGAAGTCGACAACCATCCCAACTGGAACATGGAGAACATGGTCAACATCGCCGTCGGGTGTAATGGATTGAAAGATTGTTAGGTGGTCTTTTTTCCCGCCGTCTGATTCGGCCATCAGGAATCCGGACGTTCTCACAATGCATGGCTCGGGATCAATGTCGCGTGGGTTGGTCCATGTCGTGGTGCCGGCGTGCGCGTCCCGCCAGGTGACGTATATATAGGTCAACTTTTCACTCATCGTCATCGTCCCCCTTGTCGCCGCACGAAGGTTGGCGCGGGAGCGGACCCCTATATATGCACCCGCACAAACGAACGTTCCGCACCCTCATTGATCTTCCAAGATTTTGTAATCGGCGTGGCTCATGTGTAGCAAACGACCGCTGTTGGTGATAGCAACCCACGTCGGGCTATCCGGATCGCACAAACATCCGCTCAATAATCCAGCAGTAGGTATTACAGTGTGGTCACACTTGTTGCAATGGATTGGCTTTACAACCAACATGTGTACTCTGCTGTTACTCGTCCCTTAATTGGATCTACGAAGTGAAGTCGTTGCGATGGTTTTCCTACTGCACCTACATACGCACGCGCGTACTCATTGTGTGACTCAGGTGATCCGGATACAAAGATGCGGCCGGCGTTAGCCATAGTCAGTGTTGTTGGTGTGTGGAAGTGTCCGACATAGCAGTCATCAAATGGTTCTACCACGCCAGTAGACCACGAACTTACCTTGCGAAGGATGCCACCGAATGATCCAATCTCATCACCGTGCACAAGCAAAGCTTTGTAATTCCCAATGTGGAATATCTGATACCAATCCAGTGATTGTTGCCATGTCACGTTCTTGAGGTCTTGTGTCCTATCACTTGTTATCTTGTATGCGACACGATCAATGTTGTCACCACCGGGCATGTCACCCTTACGACCTAGTCGTCCGTGGTTTCCATACTCACACACAACTGTTACCTTCTCAAAGAAAGCTGCAAACCTTCTTATCATTTGTTCTGTGATGCGCGTCACTTCAAACAGTTGTTCAAACAGATGGGCTTCAATTTCATACGCTTGACCCGGGAAGATTGATACACCTTCGACCATGTCACCACCCAGCATGACCACACAATCTTTAACCGGATGGTGTGCACGTTGGATGGTTGTTAACTCAATTACTTTTTCGGTAAAGGTATCTATTCTTTTTGACAGTGTTGCTATGTCAAACGATATTGTTTTCTTTCCGCACTGCCAGTCTGTTGCGTGTACTAGTGCAACCTCTGCCTTTACTTTGCGTGCATCTTTCTTTGGTATCGTTTGTGTTTGCTTCGCATAACCAGTAGCGAGAGCTGCATCCTTCGCAGCATCATAGACCGCGTCAACAACTCCAGCAGAGTTAATTTTCGCCCTTGAATGTGCAAGCTGGGATGTCTTAAGTGCTCGGCGTAATTCGGAGATTTCGTTTTCAAGATTTACTATCTCCTCAAATTTGCTCATTTGTTTCTCCACCTATTGATGGATGCTTCTGATGTTTCAATGCCCAAATCTTTTAATGCTCTACATATTGCAGCACAAGGTATACCTCTGTTGTCTAAGGCTGCTTTAAAATCGTTGTACGATTCTTCGTCGAGTACGGATTTGACTCTGTCTTCTACGGACAGTAATCTTTTGTTTCCTAATACTTCAGTGAATTTGCTCATGGTTCCCTCCTTGTAAGTGTGACCTCGGGGCCAAAGGAAGGGAATCCAAACTCCCCGAAGTCACGAAGAAACTTTATCATACAGGTTGTGTCATGTAATGCATGGTGCTATCGTGACCGATCACAACCGGCTAGTCACACAGGTCGTACCCCTTTCGCACGGGGCGGGACGTAAACAGGGGAACCTGGGTAGATCGCTATGTCATGTAGCGAGGCGCTGAGAATTGCAATGGTAGTCGGACTGAGGCAACCCGACGGGGGCACACAGAATACTTTACTTTGGGTGCTTTTCCAGATGTTCGGAGAGCTTGCCTGCGACCTTGTCTATCTTGTCTTCGGTACGATAAATAGTTTTGTGCATGCCGCGCAAGATGCCCTGAACTACCGCGTGGTCTGCACGATTCTCTTTGGCAAACTTAGCAACCGCTACGGTTAACAGACCGAAAGTACCAGTAACAGCAGCACCGATAACGTAAGACCAACCAGCATCCATGTCATACAGCCTTCGTAGCAAGATGCGCTACAACTGCTGGAGGCACATTGTTTCCTTGCGTATAACGTATGTGCCACGGCTCCGATTGAACCTCATGTGAGAAACCAAACAGGTGTTCGTTCTCAAGCATCCACTTCAAACGTGGACCTGACGCTGAAGCCACATCAACGGCAATCCCAAGGTTATGTTGCGACTTACCTGGTGTTGCAAGACAAGCTTGACCTTTTTTAAGGTACCACTTTTTGCCTTCAAATGTGCGTGTGTCTGGATTACCCGTTGGCTCTAGCTGGTAGCGAAGAAAAAAAGCTTTAGTCTGGGACTCTAGTGTGCGATATGTGTCGCCGCTACTAGTCGGAGTCAGTTTGATACCAGCCTTTTCTGCGGCATCAACCATTGCTTCCCACGCATCAGCAGCACAATGGTGCAACGTGCCACCTATGGTTTTGCGTAGTTTGTCTGCGGCTAGTTTGCCTGGGACAGCGTTCTTTAGATGGTCACAAAGTTTGACCGGCACAACTGGATATGCCATAGTTTTACTTGGCTGGTTTTGCGCCAAATGCGCTGTTGATTTCTTCCATTGTCAACTTGCCGTCGAGCGATGCGGCGGCGAGCTTCTGGATTACGGCTGCACATGCAGCAAAACCTGCGAGAGCAGCAGCCTTAAACACGCTGAGTTCTGGAGCAAGAATTGCACTACCGCCAACGATAGCCAATGCTGAGGACAGGAACACTGCCACGATACGACCGAGGATGTCTTGTGCTTTCTTCATTCTGTTTCCTTTGTGCTGAGAGTTAATGCTGCGTGTAACACCAATGATACACCAACAACCCAGATCGCTTGCCGGAGTGTTGGGCCTGATAGGGTGATCAAGACTAAGCCTGTGCCTGCGTATGTCCATGCGTTGTCTTTGAGTAAGTCAGTGAGGCGTTTCATTTCCTTTTTATCTTACTACCTGCTGCTGTGAGGGTTGTCCCTGCTGCGATGGCGATGAGGGTTCGTCGTTCTCCTACAGGGATGTTGGAACCTGTAGGCACATAGTCGTCAAATCCGCCAAAAATGTTGATGGTTTTTTCGAAGGCTTTACGGACTTTGGTTGGGGCTGCTTGGACTGCGGCTGTGAGTTCGGCTACTTGGGTCTCATCTAGTGCTGCGACTTCGATGGTGGCAAAGATTTCTTCTGCTTGGTCCGAGGTGATGACAGCCAGCACATCAGGGTTGGTGGCTAGGGCTGTGGCTTGGTCTGGTGTTACTGCGGTGGCAAGGATTTGAGTTATCAGTGCTACTGCTTCTTCGGGGGCAAGGTTTGAGATTGTGTCCACAACGGCGGTGAACTGTTCTTCTGTGAGGGGAACGTCACTGTCGCCAGCGTCTAGGAGGGCTTGTACGAGTTCGGGTGGTAATTCTGCGATTATGGCTGGTGGGAGCGTGTCAAGCGTTTCTGGTGCGTCTGAGGGCATGTCTGGTGGCAAAGGCATGGTGTCGGGTGGGTCTTCGACAAACGGTAGCGTATCGAGTGGATAAATAGTGGGGTATGTGACCACAAGTTCAGGTAATGTGTCCACAATTTCAGGTGGTAGTTCTAAAGTATCTGGCGGGAAACTTACAATCTCAGGTGGCAAAACGATTGTGTCCACAGTTTCTAGGATTGGGTCTGGCACAACGTCGGGACTAGGCTGAGGAAATGGGTTTGTTTCAATCTCTGGCGGAGGGGGCATTGTCTCTGGTGTGGCTGGTATCACTATTTGTGGTGGCGGAACCGTTGCTGGCGGGTCTGGCATTGTTGGCTCTGGTGGGTATGTGGAGGTTGTTTGAGGTGTCGTAGTAGTTGAGGGGTTTGTCACAGGCACAGTCGTAGAGGGTGCAATAGTAGAAGTGGTCGTCGTTGTAGTCGTGGATGAAGTTGTGGTTGTCCATGAGGTTGTTGTCTCCTGAATAGTTGTAGTCGTGTCTGGGATGGTGGTAGATGTTGTTGCAGTGAACTCCCACAACGACAAGTTGCTGATAGTTAAATGCCCTGGCTGGCAACAAGTATCTGTCGAGTATTGACGGAACGTAAAAATGTCGCCCTCAACAACAGGCACAGATTTGGTTCCTGTCGCATTGTTTTGTTGCGTGAGTAACGTGTATATGCCATTGACCCCATATTGTGGAGGGTCG